ATTTATTATAAAAAAGAAATTAATAATAAAAGTTTAAAAAATAAAATTAAATGGCATCAACAGACAAAATTTTTGTAAGTCCAGGTGTATACACATCAGAGAAGGACTTAACATTTGTTACGAGACAAGTCGGTGTTACAACGTTGGGATTGTTGGGGGAAACTCCTAAAGGTCCTGCGTTTGAACCAGTGTTTATCTCTAACTACGATGAGTTTATTAGTTACTTTGGTGGATTAAACGCAGAGAAGTTTAAAGGAACGGGATACCAAAAGTACGAACTAAACTATATCGCCAAATCATTTTTGACACAAACCAATCAACTATACGTAAGTAGGATTTTGGGTTATTCGGGATATAAAGCGGGTGATGCATGGGCAATCACATTAGATTCCGCAGAAGATCCTGATACCGTAGGAAGTGCTGGGACAACAACATATAATCCAGGACCACTTTTAACTTATACCGCAGAAACTACTGGGGTTCCAGTATCATTAGATTGGGCAGACGCAAATTTAGAGGCATTATATAATGATGGACAATTCTCATTATCGACATTAGGGTTATTAGATACAGGATCAACTATATCAGTAACAAACCCAATTTATGTTAAAACAGGTTGTGATTTTAGTGGTGCAACTTTCGATATGGAAATTACTGAAACAGGAACTACGGGAAGTTACGTAACAGGATCTACCACAGGTACGGTTGTAAGTTACACTGCAACTTGTTTAACAGACATCGATGGTAGTGTTATCGCAACATTGAGATCAAGAGGTGCGTATGATGCAAATGAAAATTTAGTTTTCGAAGTTACTGGTAATTCAGCGACAATGAGTAATACTACAAATATTAAAAGTAATGCGTTGGCATCGTTTACTATCGGTGGTACCGCAACAAATGGTAACTCATTTAGTTATGACGTATCAATGGATAGAACTAAAAAGAATTATTTACCTAGAGTATTTGGTTCTTCTGCACAAGATAAAGAAACTGAATTATGGGTTGAGGAAATCTATGAAAACGTGTTGGTAGACTTAATCGCTAAAGATCAAGTTAGAGGTTTGGATGTAACTTTCAACACTATCGAAACTACTGATACAAATAATTTAGATGATTATCAAGAACAATGGAAATCAGCGGCTTCACCTTGGGTTCTTTCAGAACTAATGGGTACAGGTACTGGAGCAACGTTACAAAGACTATTTAGATTCATTACGATATCTGATGGTAACGCAGCGAATGAAGATGTTAAATTCTCAATCGTTAATATCAGACCAGATAATAGAACATTTGACTTATTAGTTAGAAGTTTTAACGATACTGACGCTAACCCTAATGTAGTAGAGAAATTCTCAAACATTACTTTAGATGTAAACGCAACAGGATTTATTGGAAGAAAGATTGGTACTTCTAACGGAGAATATCCATTGAGAAGTAAGTATATTATGGTTGAGTTGTATGACGAAAACGATCCTAGTTTAGCAAGTAGAGTACCTGCAGGATTCGAAGGTGTATTGAATAGAACTTATATCGGAAGTAGAACTTCTTTACCACCAAAAATCGAATATAAAACAGAATACCCAACGTCATTGACTACCGCACAATTAAGAAGAACTTATTTAGGTTTGAATTCTGAGATTGGTGTGGATCAAGATTTCTTTGACTACAAAGGTAAAAACGCAGTTAACAACGGTGTATATACAGGAAAAACAGATGGTTTCCACTTAGACGTAAACGCAAATGGTGCGGAAGTTAATTTAGGAAATGATAGTTACGTTCCTACACTACAAGTTGGTGTATCAGCATTTACTAATGACGCTAGTTTAGTAGGTGGACCTTATGAGAAGTTAGCAGCAAGAAAATTCACATTCACATCATTTGGTGGATGGGACGGATGGGATGAGTATAGGTTACAAAGAACCAACACAGATAATTATACTAAAACAGGTTCTAAAGGTTCTTTAGGTTTAACAAACGGAACATTCTCATCTTTTGTAACAACTGAAGGTGATCAAGGAATTACTTCTGACTACTACGCATACTTAAATGGTATTTACACTTATAACAATCCTGAATCGGTTAACATTAACGTATTCGCAACACCAGGTATTGATTTAAGAGATAATATTAGTTTAGTAAACAATGCGGTTGATATGGTAGAAGTTGATAGAGCGGATTCACTTTATGTTATTACAACACCTGATACAGATGCGGATGGGCAAGCACTTACACCAGCCGAAGCGGTAGGTATTATAGAAGATTCGGCAATCGATTCTAACTACTCCGCTACATACTGGCCGTGGTTACAGATGAATGATACCGAAAATAACAGATATGTATGGTTACCACCTACTGTAGAAGTTATGAGAAACATCGCACTTACCGATAATGTGGCATTCCCTTGGTTCGCAGCGGCAGGTTTAAATAGAGGTACAACAAACGCAATCAAAGCGAGAGTTAAACTTAAATTAGATGATAGAGATGACTTATACGAAGGAAGAATTAACCCAATGGCGACATTCTCAGATGTAGGAGTTGTAATCTTCGGTAATAAAACACTACAAGTTAAAGAAACCGCACTTAACAGAATCAATGTTAGAAGATTGTTGTTACAAGCGAGAAAACTTATTTCAGCGGTGTCAATCAGATTGTTGTTCGAACAAAATGATGATGTTGTAAGAAATCAGTTTTTAAGTTTGGTTAACCCAATTTTGGATAACATTAGAAAAGAGAGAGGTTTAACAGACTTTAGAGTTGTATTGGATGACACACCAGAGTCTATTGATAGAAACGAACTTAATGGTAGAATCTTTATTAAACCAACAAGATCGTTAGAATTCATTTCGATTGAGTTCAACATCACTAACACTGGAGCATCGTTTGACGATATTTAATAAATAACCTATGGGGAGATTAATTTCTCCCCATTAATAATAATTGGTATAATAATAAAAAAATGAAAATTAGAAAAAAACGGAAAAGTAATTACTTTAACAGAAAATGATATTAAAAGGATTGTAAAAAAGTCTTTAAATGAATGGTCACCATCAGGTGGTATTGGAAGTGCAATGAAAGGAATCGTACAAGGTGAACATAAACACTTAAAAAAGGTTTTGGGTAATGATTTTGATATCGATGTTGTTTTTGAAAAGTTACAAGACTGTTTTGGGGATATGCCCGAATCTTGTAATGCTATGAATATACTCCAAAACGAAGAATGTGGATTAATGAAATACATAAATTGTATTAAAGAAAAAAT